CTATTGTCCATATAAAATGTTATTATCCTCCCAGTCGCAATAATCACAGTACCATTTCGCAGCTGGGCGTAAAATTTTATTTATTATGATATCTCTATCAGCGACCTTGTCAATCGTTGCCGAGTAATGCAACGCTATTATTAGTTTCTCCTTTATTCCCAGACTATTTGCGTTGGAGAAATTAAGCGATAGGATATCGTCGTTCAAGACAACATCGTCCTTTAGGAAGACTTCCACAACGCTTGCGGATCGAGTATGCAAGATGACATTTCTCCCATATAAGGGATCTCCACCTTTTTCATGGCCGGAGCCTTCGACGAAGGCGAATTCTGGAAGGGTCAAAGATATATTTCTCATATTAATAAATAACATCATTTATGAGTTCTGGATCAGCCGCTAAATCAACTACTCCCATTATCTTATCTGTCATTGATCCCGTAGGATATACGTGGCTGCTAAAGCGATATTTAATTCCTCCGTAGTAGTAATATCTACTTTCTGAGATATTGCTCTGGATCTTTTGGCAACCTTCTTTTAGCAAGAAGGATTCAAACTCGTCTATCTTCTTTTTTAAAGAAAGAAAATCGTTGACATTTGTAAGATAGCTCTCGAAAGCTTGCTCAAATGAAATTTCGCCGTATGTCCTTTTAAAATTGGCATTAGGGGTAATACCGTCTCTTCCTTTTGTGTTGTTCTTGACGAAAAGTTCGAACATTTTTTTAGTATTCATTTGTTTTGTATAAAAAAATACTTACCTTCGCAACAATAATTTCTACTATTGTAGATGTCGTCCATATTGGGCGTGGATTGAAACGAATCGAAAGATTCTAAAGCGAACATTTAATTATGTTCGCTTTTTTTAGTTGTAATAGGGGTTACGACCTTTAAGCTAAGGTTGTATATTTCATTTTTCCCTTCGTTGTCATAGCCTAATGTCATGATATCAAAGGGATCGCTTGGAATAAAGTGATTAAACCAAAAACGAGATTCCTCATTTTCTTTGCACGAAAGTTCAACTTCGCTAGGAGAGTCCTCTATTCCGCCAAAATCATAAAATTTCCCATCGCAAGAATAATATAACACCCTTTTTCCCATTTCTTCTGGCATACGATAATAAATCGTACCCTTAAACAATGGTTCCCCGATCGCCATACCATACAGTTCTCTAACCATATTCCCGGAGGAGTCGGATATCTTAGCGATTATTATTTTTCCTGTATTCTGGCAGGCCATGTCGTAATCATGCCTTATATCGCTAAGAATGTCATCCGGAATAAGCACGGCACAGGAAGTTTGCAATTTTAAACTTGGGAATTTAAGAATGTTATTTGTAATCTGATTAATACTAAACCATTGCCTTTCTACTTTGACGTGTTGGCATGTTATATACATGCCGAAATAATAATTCTCATTTGTTTCGGTATTGATTGTAACACAGTTTCCATTCTCTGATGTAAATTCATAAGTTTTCATTTCCTTACGCCGCTTATAGGTTGCCGCCCTGTCCTTTTGTGTTGTTATTTTGATATTGCAAATATACTATCAAATTTGATAGTATGCAAGTTTTTCAATGATTATTTTTTATGCTCTATGGCATATTTTCTTTCTCTTTTTCCTCCAGCACTTTTTTAAGCTGATATAGGCTCAAAATATCATACTCAAATGTCGGATTGTCCCAATTTTTCCGGACAGAGTTCGTTTGGACAGAGATAAATTTTCGTAAGTCAAAGATATATTGACATTGTGACAGTCTTATCTCGTTAAATGTTATCTCGTAGTTATCAAACCACTCTAAAAGTTGTTTAAGCTCTTCGTTCATGGTATATAAATGATTAACACCCGCGAATATACGCAATTTAACCTTGCGATTTTAGGATATAAATAATTTTGTCTATATTTGCTTCAAGTTTGTGACTTGTATTATTGATTGGATATTATGTTTAACAATATAATATAGGTCACTTATGGATTTTTATAACAACTCATCTCAAAGGCAACAAGTGGACGTTTACTGTCCTGTCCATCATAATTGGATTGGCCACTATGATTATGGCTCCAAGGGGGTCTATTATTGCTGGTGCAAGAAATGCAAGAAAGAAATCAAAATCGTTATGGGAAAATGAAGAGGTTGACACAAAAACAAGAGAATTTCTGTAATTATTATATCGAGTGCGGCGGGAACGCTTCCGAGGCGTACAGGCGTGCCTACTCTTGCGATAAATGGAAAGATAAGTCCGTATGGGAGAAGGCTTCGGCTTTATTGGATGATGTCAAGGTTCAGTCAAGGGTAAGGGAACTGCAAGAGGAGCAGAAAGTTAAATCTGATATAACCAAGGAGAAATTACTGGGCGAGTTAGGTAACATAGCGTTCTCGTCCATAGCCCACCTTCACAATACATGGATAGAACGCAAGGAGTTCGAGAGTCTAACGGACAAGGAGAAGTCGGCTATCAAGAGCATATCTACTAAAATCCTGAAGAAAAATATAGGGACGAGCGATGACCCGGAGATCATTGACGTGGAATATGTCAAGATAGAGATGCACGATAAGCTGAAAGCCATAGAACGTATCTGCAAGATGCTTGGCTTTGACGCTCCAACCGTTGTAGACCTTGGCAAATCGCTGATCGGAATAGATACCGGAATAGATGATTAGTGTTCTATTTTTAAATAAATGGCTATGTTTGTTAGAAAAAATACGAGGTCTATAATTTTATAATTGTTCTATATTTAATATTTTGGGAGCTGATACGGATAACGGGAGGATAATAAGCTACAAGAGGTTCAATCCGAACTTTCACCATTTGAAGCTGGCGTTGGGGAATGACGATATAAGGTTCATCTTCATGTACGGGGGATCGTCTTCCGCCAAGTCTTTCTCAGCGGCCCAAGCCTTCTTGTTAGAATGTATATCCAAGGGCTATAACACGATGGTATTCCGTAAGACCGGCGCTACCATAGTGGACAGTATTTACAAGACATTCCAAGAGGCGGCTAAGTCCCTGCATATAGAGTCTTTCTTCAAGCCCTTGGAGAACCTTATAAAGTGTTTCAACGGTTCCTATATCCGGTTCAAAGGGCTGGACGATCCGGAGAAGATCAAGGGTCTCGAATCTTATCAGTACGTGTTTTGCGAGGAGATATCCGAGTTCGATGAATCCGACTTGAAACAGATAAGGAAGCGTCTCCGTGGTCGCAAGGGACAGAAGATCGTAGCTCTATTTAACCCGATATCGGAGGATCATTGGATCAAGAAAAAGATATTTGATACCGAGACATTGACCGAGGTGGACAATCATCTGTACGGGAAGCTCAAGGATAGCGTAACGGGTAAGATACTGCCAAAGGAATATTCCGAGATAGGGAGGAAATGGGTCAATTCCGAGCGGACCATATACAATCCAAGAAAAAAGACTTACGAGACGCACCGCCCGGATATGGTTATCATCAAGTCCACCTATCTTAATAATTTCTGGGTCGTAGGGTCTCCTGATGGCACGTATGGCTTTTATGACGCTCAGACGATAGCGGATTTCGAGAGGGATAAGGAAAGGGATTATGCTTATTATCTGATATACGCCTTGGGCGAGTGGGGGACGATAAGGACGGGTGGCGAGTTCTTCCACGCCTTCGACCCCGCCAAGCATAAGGGCAAGTGCCCATATGTCAAGGCTCCCGTGCATATATCGATAGATAACAACGTCCTGCCTTATATCTCCATCTCTTTTTGGCAGGTTGAGATCGGGGATATAACGAGGATAAGGCAGATTCACGAGGAAACCCCGTCCGATCCGTTCAACACGGTCACCAAGGCCGCCGAGATCGCCGTTGAATATCTGGAGGGGATAGGGCATGATGATATGGTCTATCTTTATGGGGATGTATCGACCAAGGCCGGGAATACGATAGATGACGATAAGAGGTCTTTTTTCGATAAGTTCAAGGAGGGTATAGACAAGAGATTCCGCAGCGAGGACAGGTTGCCTAGATCGAACCCATCCGTATCCATGACAGGGGAGTTTATCAATGCGATATATTCCGGAGATATAAAAGACGTGTCCATCATGATCGACGAGAGTTGCGAGACATCGATAAACGATTATATCACCGTAAAGAAGGATGTCAACGGGGCGATGCTCAAGCAGAGGGTAAAGGACAAGATTACGGGTCAGTCCTACGAGAAGGCAGGTCACCTTAGCGATGCAAAACGTTATTTTGTCACGGAGATATTAAAGGATAGGTATACGTCTTTCTCGCTAAGGAGAAGGCACAATAAAAATAAGGAGGAGGATATGAGATATTACGATCACGTAAAATTGGATATATCGAACGCCATGAGGATGGTCTATGTGGCAGTCAATCCTGACGGGCTTGCGGGTATGGCAAAGGTGGCGTTGATGAACGGGAAGGCGTACGTTCTGGATGCCTCGTTGAGGGATATCACGGAGGCTGGAGTTCTAAAGGATTTCTTGCGTCCTATAGGATGGAGTGATGTCGTGTTTGAGAGCGACAAGGCTTATTTCCCTGTAGCTAGGGAGATAAGGGAGACCGGGGAGTGCGATATAAGGATAAGGAAGAGGGCTTCCGATGCAAGATTGAGGATATCCGCCCATTCGGAGACCGTGAGAGATCGATTTTATTTTCTCGACAATTACGAGGAGAAGGATGATTATCTGTCGTTTGTCGAGAATATGCTAGATTATGGGGGCAAGGATGGAGGGGAGTCGCTGTGTTGCCTATCCGCTATAGCGGAGATTTTGGTACGAAACAATATTTAAAACGAATATATTATGGGTTTGTTTGATTTTTTCAGGAAAGAGGATAAGGTGGCGAATGTGCCCGATCGTCCTCCAAGGTCGAGAGGACTCGTGGATTTGTCCGGTTATCTGGGGGTGTTCAGCCCCTATACCTGTTCCGGGAATTTTATCGAGGCTTTCGAGACCATGGGAGAGGTCTTTTTCCCCGTGGATTTCTTGGCTAGCAGGATAGCGGGCGGCAATTATCAATTAAAATTAGCGAAGGATGATTCCGTGGTGTTCAATAACGAGGAGATGAACCGTTTTTTTAGCGATCCTAACCCTTTATTCTCGTTCGAGGATTTGGTTAAGATGTTTTTTGTCTATAAGTATGTGACAGGTAATGGATTCTGGCAGGCCTCCCCGTCTGTAGGGGGGATAAAGCCTAAGGAGCTATGGAAATGGTGCGATACCTATTGGGTCTTGCCAAGTGATCAGGTCGTGATAAACAGCCCGATGTCCATTCCCTTGTTCCAGCCGTCAACAAAGGAGGATATAATCAACAGCTATCGTATTTCCACCAGCTCGTGGCTTATGGATATAGACCCGTCTCTGGTCATCCACTACAAGGATATAAATATGCGATTGAATAGCTCATACCTAAAGGGACGTAGCAGGTTGGAGACCCAACGTTATCCTATCGCCAACTTGGTCGCCGTGTACGAGGCAAGGAATGTCATATACGTTAAAAGGGGGGCCTTGGGATTGCTGATAAGCAAGAAATATGACGCTGATGGCTCCCTTCCTCTCACCGACAAGGAGAAGAGAAACATAAGGAAAGAGTGGAATGACAATTATGGGTTGACTAATGACAGGTCCCAGATGAGCATAGTGGATGTCCCTACGGAGTTCGTGAGGATAAACATGTCCATCCAAGAACTTATGCCTTTCGAGGAGACTTTGGCGGACGCTATACAGATAGCCGGTATATATGGTATACCTTCAGTGCTGATTCCACGCAAGGATATGGCCAAGTACGACAATCAGGATATCGCCGAGATCTCCGTTTATTCCAATATCGTTATTCCTGAGGCCCGGAAATTCTGCCGATCGATGACCTCCTTCCTTGGCCTTGATAAGTCCGGCATGTATATAGACGTGGATTTTAGTGGCGCAAGCGTATTGCAAGTACGTGATAAGGATATGGTAGAGAAGAGGCGTATCGTATCGGAGAAATGCCAGAAGGAATTCATGGGAGGCGTATTGACGTTGAATGACTGGAGAGCGCAGATAGGGGAGAGCAAGGTAGGGAACCCCTTGTATGACAAGTTGGTTTACGATATGTCTACCGAGGAATTGGCCTTGGTCAAGGAGATCATATCCTTAGCTAGGTCTGGCGGTCCATCAAGGAGCGTCTCATCCTCTTCTGGAGGGACTTCTGATAACAAAAAACCGTCCGACGAGGGCGATGACGATAGGGGTGATGTTGATGATGATAAAAAATGATTCTATAGTTTTGCTTTTTAATATATTAACCCTATATTTGTAGGACATAACAAATAAAGAAATTAGAGCCTGAGAGCCATACCCGGCGGGAGTCGTATCCTGCGGGGTATGGCTCTTTTTATTTATACCGACATGGAACCGTATAGAAGCATATTATTTAAGACCAAGTCCACGGACGTGGATGAGAAAGGAATAGTCAAGGTGGCCGTTAATGGTATCGGGATAAAGGACAGCGACGGCGATATATCGTCTCCCGGTTCTTTCTCCAAGACGCTCCAAGAGAATTTCAACAGGTGCAAGTGGTTTCTCAACCATGACAAGACCAAGCTTCTTGGCTGCCCTATAGAGGGAGTGGAGGAGGATGGCAATCTGGTCATGACCGGGCAGATCAATCTAAAGAAGCAGATAGGCGTAGAGACGCTGGAGGATTACAAGCTATACAGGGATCATGGCAAGACCTTGGAGCATTCCGTGGGCGTCAGGGCCGTGAAGCGGGATTCCAATAACCCGGCTATCGTTAAGGAGTGGTTCTTGGGCGAGTATAGCACGCTGACCCATTGGGGGGCTAATCCTCAGACATTCTTGATGGATATAAAGGAATTGAGGGGTAGTGACTTGAGAGATCATATAAATATGATGCGTGACGCTTTAAATAAGAGATATAGCGGAGATAAGCTCAAGGCTCTTGAGGCTAACATATCTATCATAGAGAAAGCGTTGATCGGATCTAATATAGTACAGTGCCCTCATTGCGGACTGGCTTTCGATTATGGGTCAGTACCGGAACACACGTTGGAGAGCCAAGTGATCGATGCCGTCGGTGACTATTCACGATGGATAACGGAGGATGTGGTATATCAGGAGATGGAAAAGATCAAGCCGGAGTTGCAAGACCGTATCTTGGAGATAATCAACTCCAAGAAATCCGTTGATGATTTCGCCTCTTATGTCCGCTGTCCTAAATGTTATTCCAGAATATATAGAAGCAACACCCTTATATCTGAGCCGGAAGACTCCACTCAGATAGAGAAACATAAAGCCGCTAGATGCACTTTAGGGTCTCTAGGTGATCTTATTAATAACAATTAATTAATTTATTTATGTTGAAGAAAGGTTTTTATGAGAATTTAGGAGGTCTCGCTATCATGGCGTTGACCTTGGTGGTTTTTGCCGTTATCGCATGCGTGGGCGATCCGGCCTATGCCTTGGCGGTTGCGCCGGTATTGTCCTTCTCCGGTTTCGCCAAGAAGGAGAGTGAGTTGAGTGACGAGGAGAAACAAACGCTTGGGACTATCGAGAAGATGGTCAACAAGTGTCTGGAGGATTACGGATCTAATGTCATAGACAGGAAGGAGTACGAGGAGACGATGTCCGGGATTAGCGAGAAGCTTAAATCTCTAGGTTCCGGTAATAACAATAAGGAAGTCACGGAGATTCGTGATATCATCAAGTCTATGGGCAAGGAGATTGAGCAAATGAAGGGGCGTGGCATCACCTTGGGGGGAGATAGCCCTCTTGAGAAAAGTATCAATGAGTTCCTTGACTCTGAGAAATTCAAGCAATATGTAGATGGTAAGACGAAGTCCTCCGGGAATTTCCATTTGGATTTGAAGGGCGTGGTCAGTATGACGGATAGTTATACGGGCAATATCTTGATCAGTCAGCAGCAAAACAGGGTCGTTACGCAGGTAAGCGAGAAAAAGATCAATTTCCGTAATCTCATGAGCGTCGATCAGGGTGATCCCGCCTTCCCGATGTTGACATGGCAGTTGATCTACGACTTGGATCGTAACGCCACTTTCGTGTCCGAGAACGGGCGGTTATCCCAATCATCCTTCAAGTTAAAGGAGGAGAGCTCGGAGGTTAAGCGTGTCGGTACCTTCCTTTATTTGTCCAAGAGATTGCTCAAGTCTAGGGTATATGTCCGCTCATGGTTGATCAATCGCTTATCCTCTTGGGTGAGGATGGCCGAGGATTTCCAGATCATGTTCGGAGATGGGACGGGGGATAACCTGAAGGGTATCACTAAATACGATGGCGTTAAATGCGTATCCGATATCATAACCGACGCGGTTGTCAGCGGAGAGGCCGGATCTATCAAGGGAGCGAGAAGCTACAATGGCGGAAAAGCCACTATCGTGGAGTTTACCAACCCGCAGGACAAGATCGTTGACGGCCAGAAGATCAAGATCGAGGGCGTAACCACATTCACGGACCTGAACGGAACTTTCGATATCCATAAGATGAACGATCGGGAGATCATGGTAGAGGTGGCTTTCACGGCTTC